CGGTGCCGTGCTTGTGGTTGCGGTTGTGCACGGCGTCGATGAAGTGGGTCACGGCAGGTGCCCCAGCAGGTGCTCGGCCCACGCCCGGACCTCGGCCTCGTAGTCGGCGTCCTCGGACTCGGGGGGCACGCAGTCCCACGACAGGATGACGTCGGCCGTGGCCGTCCATCCCGAGTTGGAGTTGCCATCCGGGTAGACCCGAGTGCCAACGACCCTGTAGTTCGTCAACGGCATTTGACTTGTTCTCCTCGTGGTTGCACATGCAACGGCCCCCGGCTCCGAAGGGGGAGGAACGGAACCGGGGGCCGAAGCGAACGGGGCTAGAGCAGGGACTCGCCGGGCTCGTCGTCGCCGAGCAGGGCACCGACGCTGACGGTCGGCTTGGCGGGCTCCAGGGAGGCGCCGTAGACCTTGGCGGGCTGGGGCTTCCCGGTGTCCTTGTCGTCCACGTACTGGATGGCGAAGATGTCGCCCTCGGAGAGGCCGTCGGCGCCTGCGGCCTTCACGGCGTCGTTGACGGCCTGGGCCATGAAGCCCTTGCCGACCCAGACGGCGTAGGTCTCGCCGGCCTTGGCCGGCACCTCGCTGCGACGCCCTGACTCGTCCTTGACGCCGTAGACGCCCTTGACGCTGGTGGCCTCGATGGCGATGACGAGCTTCTTGACCTTCTGGCCGGGCTTGTTCATGTCGTCGACCTCGACGAGGCGGGGCTTCTCGACGATGCGGCCCTTGATGCCGTCCTTGAGGTTCTTGAACTTGAAGCCCGGGTAGGCGGAGCCCGAGGACTCCTCCAGGAAGGATGTGACGTCGTTGCTCATGCAGGTGTCTCCGTGTTCTGTGTCTGGGTGAGCAGTGCTTCGGCGACGGCCTCGTGGATGTCGAGGCAGCCGTTGAAGCTCCGGGGCGTCTTGGCCCCGATCCGCTTCGCTGCGGCCTTGACGGCAGCGAAGGCGGTCTCCCGGTCCCCGAAGGCGGCGAGCAGGATCCGCTCGCGGTCGACCTTCGTGGTCCCGATGTCGATGTACTCAGTGGCCGGAAGCCCCTCGGTGAGGGCCTTGATGCCCTCGGCCATGTGCGGGTGCTCCGGGTAGTCGAGGTCCCGCTCGATGGAGATGGTGTCGAGCACGAACATGATCGCTTCGAGGTGTCGATCCACCATCTGCGCTTCGCCTGTGCGGTGCTGCTTGAAGGTGGGGACGCCGGCAGGCCACCGCTCGGCCAGCTCCATGAGGGCACCCTTGGGGAGAGCCGAGGCCCTGGCGTACAGCCAGTCGTAGACCTCCTGGTCGAGGGTGCGGCCCGGCTTCGGGAGGGGCTTCTCCATGAAGACCGCCTCCCGCTTGAGGAAGTGGTAGAGCGGGATGCAGGAGAGGAAGGCGTTGTACGCCTCGTCGCAGACGGCCAGGGGCACGGCCTCGTAGGTGCCGTCGGGCTTGAGCCACACGGCGCCGCCCCGCTTGATCTTCGGCATCGGGATCTTGTGCCACTCGCCGTTGGCGTTCTTCTCGACCCGGTAGGGGGCGTAGGCGACGGCGTTGGTCTGGAGGGCGAAGGACCCGTAGATCCCCTTCGACGTCTTGAAGTCCCAGTACTCGGCCTCGTCCTCGCCGGGGATGACGACGGGCGACTCGATCAGCAGGTCCCCTGTGCCGGAGTAGCCCGGCCCGAACACGGTGAACTCGCAGGCGATGATCTTCGGGTTGAAGTCCTCCAGCCAGGCTCGCCCGGCTGCGACGTACCCGGCGATGTCCTCGCCGCCGAGCACGTCCACATGGGGCGTGTTCTTGACGACGGCTTCCAGGATCTCGTGGGTGCGGGTGCCTCGGTCGGCTGCGCTGTCCTTCTTGCGGTTCGGGGCGTTCTTGATGTAGTCGATCGCCTCGGCGTCCGACATCCCGCTCCACTTGTTCTGCTCCAGGACGGCGCACTCGGCGGCTTCCTTGGGCGCCCACGTCTGGATGGCGAAGTTGGCTGCCGCCTTCGTGACGGTGGTGATGCTGGGCACCTCGCTCCCGTCGAACGGGTTGCGGTACCAACGGTCGTTGCCGTACGGGACTCCCCGTCGGAATGCCAGCTCCGGCTCGCTCACTGCGGGTCTTCCCAGCCGCCAGGCAGGTCACTCGCCTTGATGATGGGGCGAGCACCTGCTGCCGCCTGAGCGTTGCAGTCGCCCTCAAACTCCTTGAGGGTTTCGCCCATCGGGGGACTGGCGTGGCACCACGAGTCCAGCCGCCCCGCGGCGTCGTAGTACGCCTCGACCAAGTGGAGAAAGCCCTGCTCCTCCACGAGTCGGTAGTTCCACACGCTCACTGCGCCTCCTGTCAACTGCGGCGGCATCCGCAGGTGGGCGCCATCTCAACACACCCTCCTGCGAAATGCAATACCTTCCTGCCAGGAAATCTAGGATGAGGGCGTGACGCAGTTGTCGGGGGCCGGCTTCACGCCTGAGCAGATCCTCGAAGCGGTGCGTCTGCTGCCCCCGGAACTCCAGGCCGAACTTGGATTTGCCCCCGTCGAAATCAAGGTTGAGCCAGCGATCCTTGACAACGCCGACCCCTTGTCGAGTCCGCTTGCGTTCGCCCTCGCCCACTCACGGGGCCAGGTGAAGCCCTATCGCTGGATCCGGTTCCTGAACGACCAGATCATGGAGTTTCTGGAGTCACGCGACGACGTGCTCGCCGTGACCGCCCCGCCTCGGCACGGCAAGTCGTACTTCCTCTCCCAGTGGGTGCCCGCCTGGTTCGTCTGCAAGTACAAGCTGCGGATCGGCGTGGCGTCGTACGGCGACCAGTTCGCTGCCCAGTGGGGCCGGAAGGTCCGGGACATCATCAACGACATCGGCCACCTGTACGGGGTGGAGCTGCGGGAGGACTCGAAGGCGGCGAACCGCTGGGACATCGAGGGCCACCCGGACGGCGGCATGTTCACGGCCGGTGCGGGCGGGCAGATCACCGGCAAGGGCTTCCACCTGGGGATCATCGACGACCCGGTGAAGAACTCGAAGGACGCCGACTCGGAGCAGAAGCGGGAGGATGCCTGGAGCTGGTGGCAGGGCACCTGGTACTCGCGTCGTGAGCCGTTGCCGCCGGACAACGTGGAGAAGGCGAAGATCATCGTCCTCCAGACCAGGTGGCACTTCGACGATCTGATGGGCCGGATCCTCGACGAGGACGAGGAGACGCTGGCGGTCCGCCACATCGACCTTCCGGCCATCGCTCAGGAGGACGACCCGATGGGGCGCCAGCCGGGCGAGGCGCTGTGCCCGGAGCGGTACTCGGTCGCCGACCTGGACAAGATCCGCAAGGCCATCGGCTCGCGCAACTGGGCGTCGCTGTACCAGCAGCAGCCCGGCATGAGCGACGGGGACTACTTCAAGGAGCAGTGGTTCCGGTACTTCAAGCGGACCGACGACGAATACATCCTCGGGGAGCACCGGATCCCGAAGCGGCTGGTGCGCCGCTACCAGTTCCTCGACACCGCGTACACCCGCACGAAGCGCAGTGACTACACGGTCCTGGGGACGTTCGGCGTGGCGGAGATCGACGGTGTGCGGCACCTGCTGGTGCTCGACATCGACCGCCGGCAGGTGGAGTCGACGGAGCACTCGAAGATGATCTTGGAGGGCTGGAACCGGCACGACCCGGTGTACGTCGGCATCGAGAAGATCACCGCCACGATGTCCCTCCTGTCGGAGATGCAGCGGTACCACCATCTGGTGGTCCGGCCGCTCGACACGAAGGGCGATCCGAAGGCGGCGAGAGCCGAAACGGCAGCCATCGCATACGAAACTGGACGCATATGGCATCCTGGGTGGAGTCCCGCCTGGTTGGAGGGATTCGAGAAGGAGCTGTTGCAGTTCGACAAGGGCGCCCATGACGACCAAGTGGACGTCATCTCCTATGCCGCACGGGACCTGCTCAGGGGCGCCTTGATGCAGGGCCGAGACAAGAAGGCCGAGCCCGCCTGGGACGGCACGAACACCCGCCATCTGGCGGAGATGCGGAAGTCGACCCGCCACAAGAAGCGTCGGCACCATCCGATCCTTGGGAGGTTCTGAGTGCAAGACGAGATCGAGATTCGGTTCACCTACCACCCGCCGCACGGCGACCAGCCCAAGCGTTTCGAGTTGCTTCGCGGCGAAGCGAGGGTCATGGCGCGCATGATCGAGTCTCTGACCCCGGAGAGCCGCGAGCGTTCGCTCGCCCTCACGGCGCTGGAGGAAGTCGTCATGTGGGCCAACGCGGCCATCGCTCGACGGGAGCCCCGCCCGTGAGGAAGACGAGCGCCGCTCCCGGCAATGCGCTGGGCCGTTCCTGTCTCATCTACCGGGGTGATGTCGGTCCGGGGATCGACCTCCAGATCAGCGTGCGCGACCTGCCGCTGCGTGGCGGCAACCTGTTCCTGGGGGAGCGGGCGGTCCGCAACATGGCCTACGAGTTCGGCATGGTGGACGGCGAGGCGCTGGCCGAGGCGATGGCGCAGGCCGAGCGCTACAAGGCGGCGTACGAGGAGACCCGAGCCCAGCTCGAAGCGGCCGAGTCGTCCCTGCGCCTGCTCGGCGACATGTTCCGCAACCAGGGCCTCATCGAGATCGTGGACGAGGCGTCCGGTGAGGCGGCTGTCCTCGTGAAGGCGAAGAAGTGAGCGAGTCGTCGTGGTGGACGCCGGTCAGTACCGAGGCGAGGCCCGTGACGATGGACGACCTCGTCAAGGCGATTGAGAAGATCAAGGCCGACGCTCAACGTCCCGAGCCTTGGGTCTACCCCGTCCCACAGGCGTACTACGAGTGGTACGCGGCGCTCCGCGCTGCTACCAGGCCGCGATTCGACCTCGGGACGACCGCATGATCGCCGACCTCAACGAGATCGTGCGTCGGCTGTATCTCCCGGCGATGAAGGAGCAGTCGGCAGCGATGTACGAGTCGCTGCTCTACCGGGATCGCTACACGGCCAACCTCGTGCGGACGATGTCCGACGAGGAGTTCGAGGAGGCGTGGCGCAACACGTCCGACGAGGACTTGCCCTTCGTGCTCGGTCGACCCAACCCATTCCTCGGGATCACCAGCGCATGATCGTCGGCCTGTTCCTGTTCTCGCTCCTCGGCTGGCTCGCCGCCTGTGGCGCCGTCGTGCTGTGGGACCGCTCGGAGAAGCGGCACGCCAAGGAGCGCCTGCACCTGACGAACCTCGCCGTGGCGCGGCACGCCGGAGAAGCCGCGCTGCTCAACAAGTCACTGGAGCCGAAGCCCCAGTCCTCGGAGGACGACAAGCGCCGCCAGCCCGCGAAGCCCTACGGACTCTGAGGTAGCAGATGCCCACTGCACAGGAAGTTCACGAGCGTTGGACGAAGTCCAAGCGTTCGACGCAGCGGTTCCGGGAGCAGGCGGCGCTCAACCGTCAATTTGTTAGGAATAACAAACAGTGGGTCTACTACGACGACGTCACGCGTCGGGTCGTGGAGTGGGATGCCGACCCGTCCCGGATGCGGGTGACGATGAACCGCGTCGGCCCGGACAGCCGACGGGTGATCGCCAAGCTGATGCGCCGCACGCTGGCGTTCGAGGTCCCGCCCACGTCGCCTGACGATGCGGCGATGCGGGCGTCGAGGATCGCCGAGTCGGTCCTCGCCACCGTGCACCTCCAGCAGGCGTGGGAGACGAAGCGTCGCGACCACCTGTGGACCACCTGGGAGGGCGCCATCGGTGCGCTCGTGCTGGAGTGGGACTCGGAGGCCGGCGAGCCGGTCGGGATGGACGACAAGGGCAGGCCGGTCGCCACGGGGGATGTGTGTGTCAAGGTCGCTTCGATCCACGAGATCGGGACAGTGCCGGGCACGCACGACATCGAGAAGGCGCGCTGGTGGATCCACGCGCAGGCGCTCCCGCCCGAGGAGGTGAAGGAGCGGTACGGGCTCAAGAAGGAGCCCGCGGCCGACTCCCACGCGGTCGACGACGTGGCGTCGCTGGAGCGCCAGGACCTCGTCTCGACCCCGATGACGATGGTGTTGACGCACTACGAGCGGCCCGGCAGGTGGGGCCGTGGCGGCGTGACGGTCGTGGTCGGCAACGACGTGGTCGAGGAGACCGAGTGGCCCTTCCCTTGGGATGACCACCTGAACCTGTACGTGGCGAAGGCGGTGCCGCTGCACAACTCCTGGCTGGCGACGACTCCGGTGTCCGACGCCATCCTCGCCCAGATGGCGTACAACGCCTCGTGGTCGAACATCCTGGAGCACCAGAAGCTCGCAGGCTCGGCGAAGCTGCTGTACCCGTCCGGCGCCTTCGATGACGTCGAGGAGATCACCGACCAGCCGGGGATCGGCATGGAGTACAACCCGGTGGGCGGGACGACCCCGGCGTACCTCACGCCGCCGTCGATGCCGGACTGGTGGTCGCGTCTGCCGAACGAGCTGGAGAACCAGATCGGCAACACGCTCAACATCGCCGACGTGTCCCGTGGCGATGCGCCCCCAGGCATCGAGGCAGGCGTCGCCATCGCGACGCTGCTGGAGTCGGACGACACGCCGCACGGTGAGTTCGCCGTGGAGTGCGGGAACACCTGGGCTCGCCTGGCCTCCGACGTCCTCAAGTGCTACGAGGCGTACGTCACCGAGACCCGGCAGGCGACGATCGCGACGCCGGGCACGAACATCCCAGCGATGGTGCAGTGGCGAGGCGCGGACCTCGTCGGGCAGACGACGGTGCGGGTGCCGGCCGATGCGGTGGTGCCGAGGAACCGTGCGGCGATGGCGTCGCTGGCCCTCCAGCTCTACCAGTTCGGGATCATCACCGAGCCCGAGAAGGTGCTGGGGATCGCGGAGCTGCCCGACCAGGGCGCCCTCATGGCCGTCATCGACCCGGACACGCTACGGGCGCAGCGGGAGAACCACTGGATGGCGACGGGCACCCCGCGCCTGGTGGACCTCATCGACGTGGACGAGAACCACCTCAAGATCCACAAGGACTTCATGCGGTCGGACCGCTTCGAGAACCTATCGCCGGAGTTCCAGCGGTTCTTCGTGGATCACATCGCTGCTCACGAGCAGTCCGCTGCCGAGAAGGCAGCGAAGCAGATGGTCGCAGCGCAGGCGGGTGGTGCACCCGCGGCGCTCATGCCAACGGCTGAGTCGAAGCCGTTGGACCCGGTCCTCGTCGCCCAGGCGGCGAAGGAGCAGGAGGCAGCCCAGATGGCTGCCGCCCAGGCAGGGCAGATGCCCGACATGCAGGAGGCACCGAATGTCAGATGACTTCACGCCGGAGCCCGTCGCAGAGGCTCCGGCGCCCGAAGCGCCCACGACCGACGACGGCTTCGCTCCCGGCGAGGGCGACTCGTTCGCCACGCCCGCTGGCGACAAGGTCTACACCGAGTCGTACGTCAAGAAGCTCCGCGAGGAGGCTGCCAAGTACCGGGTCGAGGCGAAGACCGTCAAGGAGAAGTTCTCTCCGTTCGAGGGGATGGACGAGGCCGACCTCGGCTGGTTCTTCGACGCCGCCAACACCTACCGGACGGGTGGCGTGGACAGCCTCGCCTCCTACGTCAAGCCGCTGTTCGAGTCGCTGGTGGCCGACGGCGCCACGCCGAAGGAAGCGGCCGAGGTGGTCGAGCAGGCTGTGGAGCAGGCCGACGCCCAGGACAAGCCGCTCACGCAGGCCGACATCGACCGGCTGCTGGAGGAGAAGCTGGCTGCTCGCTCCGAGCAGGAGCGGGTCAACGCCACCGCTGCGAAGATCGACGCCACGCTGGCAGAGGCCGGGTACAAGAAGGGCTCGGTCGAGTACATCACGGTGCTCACGTACGCCACGGAGAACCGCCTGCCGATCGAGCGGGCGATCGCCGACATGGAGGCGTCGAAGCAGCTCGTCATCGACGAATACGTGAAGGGCAAGAAGTCCGCGCCCCGCACGGTGTCGGGCACGCCGGGCGAGGAGACGCCGGCTGCTCCGACGAACATCAGGGAAGCGGCGAAGATGGCCGACGCGTGGCTTGCCAGCCGGGCGGCTGCCGGGTGAGCGCCGATCTCGTCCTCATCCGGCCGAAGACGATGCGACGCGAGGTGCTGGAGTACATCGTGGAGTGCATCAAGGTCCGGCCCGTCGCCGCCAACGATCACCACAGCCAGGAGTTGGCGCTCGAAGCCCTCGATGTCCTGGGGTTCGGGTGATGGTGCATGGCGACCTATGCCGAGGTTGCAGCCGCAGCCACCAGTGAGGGTGGCCGCGAGTACGACACGATCATCGACCGGGCGCTGAGGGAAGCCGACCCCGAGTCGAAGGCCCTGATGGAGCGGGACCTCCACGAGCGCAAGGACGTCCGCACGTTCCGGGTGTCGGGCCGGGAGATGGCCCGACGCCTGACGGCCATCGGCTACCCGGTTGCCCCGGGGACGGTCGACGTCTGGCGGAGGCGTCACGTTGGCTGAGTACAAGGACGTAGCGCAGTCGACGGTCAGCGCCTCGGTCTCCATCCAGGGGGACCGGGGCGAGGCCGTCTCCCGGGTCTACACCGAGGCCGAAGCCGACGGGCTCACGGAAGACGACCTCCTTCGCGGCTGGCGTCTCGACCCGGCCGAGTGGCAGATCATCGACGGGTCCCTGGCCGTCAACCGCTGGCACACCTCGGCCTGGAACTCGGAGGCCAAGGAGTTCGAGCAGGTCTGGAACCACCAGTACAAGGCCCGCATCCGGCGTCGGGTCGAGCTGATCTTCGCCGACCTGCCGACGGCACCGAAGGGTTGCGCCCGCTGCAACACGCGCAAGGCGGGCCGGCAGTCGGAGAAGTGGCCCCGCTCCAAGTTCCCGATCACGTACCACGTCGTCATCGGTGACACGCAGGTGAAGCCGGGCGTCCCGAACGACCATCTTTTTTGGATCGGTCGGTACATCCGTGAGGAGTTCCGGGGAAAGCGCACCAAGATCATCCACCTCCTCGATCACTGGGACATGCCGTCGCTGTCGTCGTACGACATGGGCAAGGGCGCCGCTGAGGGCAGGCGGGTGAAGGACGACATCGAGGCCGGCAACCGCGGTTTCGAGGTGCTGGACGAGGCGATGGGGGACGATCCCGACTGGGAGTTCCACGCCACGTACGGCAACCACGAGAACCGGATCACCCGCTACGTCAACGACAACCCGGAGCTGGCGGGCTTCCTGTCACTCGACAACCTCATCATGCCGGAGCGGTGGCAGCGCCACGGGTTCCTGGAGCCCGTGGACATCGACGGGATCGCCTACTCGCACTACTTCTACAACAAGAACACGGGTAAGCCGCTGACGGGTTCGGTGGAGTCCCGCATCAAGGAGATCGGCTCGTCGTTCGTGATGGGCCACCAGCAGGGCCTCGCCCTCGGGTTCCACCACGCCGTGATCTCCGGGAAGCAGCGCATCGGCGTCGTGTGCGGGTCGTCGTACTACCACGACGAGGACTACAAGGGTCCGCAGGGCAACTTCCACGACCGCTGCATCGTGGTCCTGAACGAGGTCGAGGACGGGTCGGCGTACCCGATGCCGGTGTCGCTCGACTACCTGTGCCGGCGCTTCGAGGGGCACCGCCTCTCCGAGCACGAGGGGCGGGTCCTGTGACCGAGGTGCACGTCCGTGCCGCCCGGATCACTTGGCACGACGCCCACGGCTCCGGGTCCTCGCAGTGGAAGACGCTCGCGTCCGTATCGCAGGGCGTGGCGTGCGAGGTGACGACGATCGGGTTCATCGTCGACCCGTCACTTCCCGGTCACGTCACCGTCGTGCAGACCGTCAACCCTCACAGCGCAGCGGACGCAGCAGACGCCGAGTGCCTGCACGAGTTTCACATCCCGCTCGGGATGGTCGTCGACATCGAGTTCTTCGATGACCCCGCCTGATGTACTACGACGGCGTTGAGATCCCGCTCGATCACGACCACCCGATGTGCGTCGGCCTACAGGTGAAGACCGACCTGGAGCTGATGACGTGGTGGTGCCACGAGTGCTGCACGCACACGGAGTGGACGTGGGTGTGGTTCCTCTGGGAGCGGATCAAGCTTCCCGTGTGCTGGTGGTGCGGTGGTCCGCAGGTGTCGGGCAAGCCGACGAGGACGGTGCAGCGGGTCGATCAGACGATTCGCAACACGAACCTTGAGCCGGTGCAGCACGTCGGGAACGACTGGGGCTTCGACCCCGATGACTATGCGATCCCGTTTGCCAACGTCTGATTGACGCATTCGGTACATTGTGCATATAGGACGCCTGTCAGGACTGGGGCCTGACTGAGAAGTCCGATCTTCGCGAGTTGGAGGGCCGGGTGCCCCGACTCCTTCGGCTCATACGGCCGGGTGCCGTAGCGCCTCCCGCAGTTCCCGCCTTCCAACGCGTGATCGGAGACGCAAACCCCAATGGCTGCAGATCGCACCACCTACGAGTACCTGCTCAAGCAGTTCTTCCTCCCGGGCCTCCGCTCGGACCTCAACGACACCGTCTTCATCCTGAGCCAGCTGGAGAAGACGTCGGAGATGGTCGACGGCCTGGAGTACGTCCAGTCCATCCACCTCGGCCGCAACGAGGGCGTCGGCGCCCGTGCCGAGGGTGACACCCTCCCGACGGCGAAGCAGCAGGGCATCTTCAAGACCCGCGACTCGCTCAAGTACAACTACGGCGCCATCAAGCTCAGCGGTCCGCTGCTCGCGACGGCCCGCACCGACCGGGGCTCGTTCGCCCGGCCGCTCCAGGTTGAGATGGACCGGATCACGACCGACCTCAAGGT